TTGTTTCTATCTTTGGCCATAGTATCTTGACCAGCCCAACGACCTTCCTGACTATTGTCACCATCTTCCTCTCTGGCAGTTTTTAGGCGGTCTTCGTCTTGTTCGCTATTTTTTGCAGTCTTGAGACGGTCCTCGTCTTGTTCACCATCGCTGGTTACACCATCGCGGTCTTCCTCTGGGGCTTTACCGGCCTTTTGACGGGCTCCGTAGCTATCATCTTTAGATCGGGCAGTAACCGAACGGCCAGTAACTTTATCTCCGGTTTCACCTTTGTGAGTGCCAAAGGATACTTTCCCATTAGATGCGGTTTTGTGACTAACTTCGTCGTACTCTAGTTCATTGTACTCTGAATCCTCGTCATCCATTTCCTCTTCGTCCATGTCCGCTTCGTCAACAGGTTGACTGGGGGCTTTCTTTTTCTTGGACTTGGAAACTTCCTTATGCTGAGAATCGATACCTTCCTCAAATACTTGCTCAACAACCTGAACCTCCTGGCCACCAGCCCCTTTAGAGACACGGCGCTTAATGCCTTCCTCGAATTCGGTGTCTTGGCGCTCTGGTTCATCCTCGGAGGAGTCCATCATTTCGGACTCATTGCCACCTTCGGTAACTTCCTTGAATTCCCCGTCTTCTTCGGCATCATTAAGATCGGCTTTGGGGGAAGCCTCTGGTTTGGACATTTTTGGCTTGTTTTCTGGTGCTTTGGTTTCTAGATTGGCTACTTCTTGAGTAGACTCAGCGCCTTCGCGCCCCAAGTTCTTTTTCATTTCAGAGAATTGCTGATTAGGGTTATCGGGGTTGGCGTTTTGATCCGCCGAATTTGTGGTTTCAGGTTGTTGGCCTTGGCCGACATCTGGTTCTGTTTGTTGGTCCTGGTTTTGTTCTAGTTGCTGTAGGGACTGATTGACTTCACTTTTGACTTCATCTAGTCTTTCTTTTAGCATTTCTAGGGGACTTTTTTCTATAAGCAGCGTCGGTCCTAAGTCCTTATCAAAAATTTGGTCAGGGGACAGGGCCACCGCAAAGTCGAAAACTCCCTCTTCTTCGCTGAAAGAGAATGGCTCCAAGCCTTTCACAGCTGGGGGTGCAGCTCCGAGCAATGCCAAATGCCTTGCACTCCACTTGCCTTTGTGTGGGTTAATGGGGGAATCGGGGGAATAGAAGGAAATGGAAACTTTCCTATAATGACCACCTCTAACTAAGTCCTTAGCTACATCTGTAAATTCTACATCTGCATATAAGTCATCACCCTTTTGAGAGAATCCTTTAATCCACCCGTAAGCAGGTACGCTGTCGTTATCTCCAGAGTGGCCAATTACAAGGGGGGCTGAATGGACTTTGGGGTCATATGAGTTTGCAACTTCCTTAAGGTCGTCAGCAGAGAAGTTCCTCTGCACACCCTGTGCGCTAGTTTGGGGGCCAGCTTTAAATACGTGGACTTTTTTTGAGAACACTTTTTTATCGGATTTACTCATGCTTATTTTTTACCCTTGACCTTGTTTTCCATCTCTGATATTATAGAGTCTATTTCCTTACCGGAAATTCCACTTGTGGATTCGGTCTCATTTGCCTCTTCCTCAGGGAGTTCCCCCGGTTCGGATTCCCCTGGTTCTTCAGCCAATGCAGAGTCTAACTCGGATAGTAAGGAGTCTAACTCTTTGTTGGCTTTGCTATTTTTCTTTTTTGGTTGCTTTTCTACAGGGGGTTGCTTTGTTGGAGTTTCTTCATTCGGAGTCGTCTCATCCGGGGTTTCTTCACCCTGAATTCCCCCATCCGGGGCCTCTTCATCTGGGGTCACATCACCCATGGTCACCTCATCCCGGGCCACATCATCCGGGGCCATCTCAGTGGTAGATCCAGGGGGCCCTTCAGCATCGCCACCCGAACCATCTTCTGGACCGAAAATCGACTCATATAGGTTCTTATCCTTTTCAGGGTCAAACGTAGTTTCTCCTTCGCTACCTTGTTGGCCTTCAGCAGATTTGGCCTCATCTTCTAGATCAACTCTAAAGTGCCTCTCAATCCATTCTCTACGGGGTTTGAAACCATTTTGAATCAATAGGGAAACATCAGCGGGTGTCAGTTGGGACTCCTCAATTCTGAACTCCCTAGTTAAGGTCGGAGATGCAACATCAGCACCGAAATTTAAATCTACAATCCACCTTACCAAAGTTTGAGTTAGTTGATGACAGATCATTTCTGATATCTCAGATGCCCTCACCACTCGAACTACGTTAGCAACCATCGACGAAGCCCTGGAACCAGACTCAGCCTGCCCAGCTTCATTTTCACCGCAAATCAGAAGGCTAATGACTTTATCCAGGTAGTCAATCAAGCCTTTAAACACATCGGGGCTACCTTCAGGGTTAATAAAATCCAATACGAACCCTTCAGGTAAAACCATCGCGGTCTCTTGGGATAAATTTGAGATCATCCCATAAATATTATCGATTTCGGCTGTTGATGCACTTAGGGGGGCAGTTGCTACGGTAGTCGGGGTTGCATATCTGTCACCATAAAGGACATAAGACTCTAATGCCCTCTTCCTAAACTTCACCAGGGGGTATAAAATACGACCAATCGAAGAACCATAGGGATCCCCATTATGCTGAGTCCAGTACCTATTGATGATGAATTTACGCGCAGGTAGCTCGATACCTTCAAACATCCTGTTGAATGTCAAGCAACGCATTGTAAAACCTGTTTGAGAATCCTCAGCTTCTTGGAAGACAAATCGGCGCTGGTCTCTAACTCGAACATCAAATGGGATGACACCCCGCTTGGTTTTCTTCCACATTACTTCCGCAACACTGAAACCAACAATTAAGGCTTCGGCTAAGCCTTTGAAAATATCGTCTATTGGCAACTCCTCTAAAACTTCTGCTACAAAGTCCCTGACGGCTAAATCCCCAGGTTTATCGCTGTATTCCTGAACATACCATGGCCTAGACGTAACTTCCTGGAGCAACTTAGAGTAAGAACCCTGGACTTGTTCATCCAATAGCAACCTTTGGTAAGTTGATAATGCGCGATTACCTCCCTTTTGGATTAGTAGGTCGTCATTAGGGCGAACAATGCTGGAACCAGTCCCCGTAAAAGGAGAGCTAGAACCAAACATGTAAATGGAACTAAGCGCATACGGGTTACTGATGTACGAGCTTATTTCACCGGTTGGGACAGGCGATGTCTTAAATCTTTTGGCCATTGCCTTCCCCCTTGTTGATATGATGTTTGACCAAGCTACTAAATGTTACGCTGTAGAGGTTTTACCCCGTGGAAACTCAGTTTCCAAGGGAGAATTGAACAGGGGGCTGAGGTATGTTATTGACGGCGTAAGTAATGGCCACTAAATAAACACCGTCGTCCCCCCTGGTTACCCAATCCCCATTAACAGAGAGGGAAGTTAAACCTGAAACCTGTGATGTTATCGAAGTTTGAAATTCTGAATTAATTTGCCCAGGGTCCATTACATCGAGAGTATGGTCACCAACCCCGTAATCAGCTCTCATCACCCTTTCGAAAAATCTCGTCTCCACTACACTTCTGATCTCTTGAGATTTCAATTCAAAATCAGTACTTGTAGCTAAATTGCCATTTTCAATTCTTAAAGGGTAAGCTATGCCCCTTACAGTGGGGTATGTCGGTTGCGGCACACTCATCTATAACACCTTAGAATTTGAAGCTCTAATTGTCTTACCCTCCTTTTTACCTCCTCTGTAGATAAGTCACTTCCCATGACTTTCTTCATTTCTAACCTAATTTGACCATTCGGTAAAGACCCGTACAGTGATGGATCTGTCAGTTGTTCTGAAACTCTTTGATTGTCGCTATCTAGCATATAGAGGCAGAATGCTTCTAATGAAACACCCTGCCCCTTAGCTTCTTGTTCTAGCTTAGAAAAAAGAGAGTCAGGAATCTGTAGCTTTAATTCCTTGTTCATTAACCCTCTTGTAGATTAACCTAAGCCCCTTGATTGAAGTTCATTGCTCATTTGACCAATGGAAACTCTAATCAATCCAACATCGATTCTTTCCATTGTTGGGACAGGGACATCATAGACTTGGACATTGACGATTCCGTTTTCCAAATCTTCGACCCTGTTGATCCTTTCGTCGCAGATGACTTGGAAAGCATCAGAAGGCTTAGCACCATAAAGAGCACCTTCGTTGTAAAGTTGACCCATGACGCTGTTGCCTATAGTGACAATCTGGTTGAAGATAACTCCAAAGCCATCAATTACCGAGAAGATCTGATTATCAAATACCCTACGGAGCGAACCATAAACAACGTTTTGGATGACGCGGGTGTTGACAAATTGGAACTTACGTTGTTCGGGGATAGCAGGGTTGATCCTAGTTCTTCCGCCCCAGATAAAGATCGCAGAAGAAGCATAGCCAGGTAGGGTCCTAGCAACGTTGCAGCCTCTGGGATTCAACAAGTTCTGTTGAGCAGAGTTGACAGAAAGTTGAACGCTAACGGCATCGACAAGTTGATATTTAGTGCCAGCTGGAGGGAATTGGAACCCTTCTGAACGATAACGTCTTAGCGCAACACCAGCCACATACGGGGAGAGAGGAATGTACTGACCCGCTGAATTAAGGATGTGTGGGCCATAGTAGGCAATAAATCCAAAAGCGTTAAAGTAGCGTTGGCTATCCTCTAGCAAGCGTGCTACATTATCGACACCAGCCTCTACGAATACGGCCTCTGGAACTCCCGAGTTCCCTACCCCACGTAAAGCATCATCGATAATCTCAGTGGATGTAATGGCATCAAAGTTCCACAAATTGGTTAATGGTGTTTGCTCTTCGGTTAATACAAGTTCGACTTGTGAGCCATAGCAAACATGACCAACGGAGGTTAAATCACCGCCAAGGGAATCGGCAGGGATAACCGCCCACTCATAATTAGAGCCGTTGAAGACCACAGCAATACGATCACCAACAACTACTGGGGTTGTCCCATCAGGAGCCAAACCAGCGGCAGTAATCACGTCGAAGTAAACACCTGAGAGGTTAGTAATTCTACCTTGGATGTCCCCTTTACCAGACCCATTCAGCAGACCAACGGCGAGAGTGTAGGGTTTGGCACCTAATAGGATACCTGGGCCTGCGGTTATGGTGCCAACAGTAACTGTGAACAAGGTTCCGGAACCGATTACAGCAGTAGAGGCAGAAAGCAAACTTCCGGCTGTGTGCCCAAAACCAGTGGCCTTCAGAGTCACAACGGTAACAATCCCACCAGCGACAGTGATATCAGCCGTAGCCCCACTACCACTGCCACCTGTGAGGGGGACATTTGTGTAGATGCCATTGGTGTACCCTGTACCCCCGGTAATGGCGCCAAGAGTAGCGATAGGCCCCCTGGTAGCTGTTCCGGTTGGATTGTAGGAGCCACCATTAATAGCATCGATAGCTGGAACTAAGTATGCCTGCGATGTGAAATTTTGAGTTGTAGTCGGGGCGCAAATATAGTTTTGAGTTGTAGTCTGAATATCACCCGGGTCAACCAAGTCCAAAGAAGGTAGCCAACCGGCAGAGGTGGTTTCACCGTACGGGAAAATTAACTCTTTGCCAAGAACCTTAGAACTTCTGTTCAGGTAGATGGATACGGTGGGGTTGTCTATATTTGGTACCGGTGCTACAGATGCTCTAGCGGCCTGGCTTGCGACAATACCGCTGTTTAGACCATATTTCCTGGCTCTAATGAGTGGAATAGTGGTTAATTCAGCCAGGTTAACCGACGTCAGATTGCCACCCAATACACCCGAGTATAAAATAGTCGGTGCTGTGGAAATCGATGCAGATGGATAAATAACATAAGAACCAGACAGGTACCCCGTATAGCTGGTAGCTAGTAGGATAGTGTCATTATCCAGAACTTTGACGTAGTAGGGATTAATGGAGTTAGAGGTCGTTGCCTTTAGTAAGGTTGCAGCCCCCGCCAAAACAGTCTGAGTAAAGAAGACCTTTTGGCCATTGACTAATCCGTGTCCTTTCAGTTCAAAAGCCGCATATCCCACAGAACCACCAGGGAATGTGTAGGAACTAATACTGGCAGAAGGGTTTAAAAGGGTTCTTGAAATAAAATTCAGCCTGTAATCCCTAGTGGAAGCCTGTAAG